TCATGCCGCCATGTCTGTATTTCATTTTCATTTTACCACCGCCCATCATCATAGGCCTTTCCATTCCTATCATATTATATCCAGTTTTACCACCACCTGCATACATTTGTTCGCTTCTTTGAGCTCCGTCTACTACTACATAATTAGGATTTTCTGAAGCTAATTTATCAGCTGCTTTTTCCCCTTTATCATCATAAGACATTTCAGCTACAACTTCTCCTGTCATTCTATTTTTTACTTTTGGCATTATTTTTTACTCCTTTTCCTTGCGTCAGTTGTTGGATAATTGTAATCATTTTCATTCGGTAATTTACCATTTTTGTTTATATATTCCAATACTGGCTCTGTTTTACTGTTAACTGACTTTTTCTTAATTATATATTCTCCACCTTCAACTTCAATTGGGATACCGCCTTTATCATGTGATGGCCCATTTAACTTACCACCTAATTCTTTTTTCTTTGTATGTCCATATCCTTTTTTATTTAAAGATAAATGTTCTTCATATGTATTTGCTTTTACAGATTTGTTGCCTTTATACATCATATGCGGCTTAAATGTTTTTCCACCTTTTTTATACACGCCTTTACTCCTCATTGATTTTTTTAATGAATCTGAATATTTTGCTATTTGCCTACCTGACTTTGTTGCTTTCCTTTTTTTTCTATTTTCTGCAGCTTTTTGACCTGAAGACATTCCTTGTCTTACTTTTTTAGGTAAATATCTATCACCTTTCTTGCCAGATACATTATCCCATTCTTCACCTGTCCATTGGTCTAATGAACGTTGTGATTCAGCTTTGCCTCCACTTTCATATTTAGACATTATCTTGCCACCTTCTTCTTTATAGCCACCACCTGCAGACTTATAAGCTTTAGCAAGCATTTGTGCTTTTCTAGCACTCCATTGTCCAGGGTTTCCACCTTTTCCACCTGCTTTAATTCTATTGAATATACGCTTACGCATTTCAGGTTTAGTATAATTACCAGCCTTATTTACTGTGCTTTTCTTAGCCATCTTAATCTAAATATTCAATATGAAACACAAACTCCAAATCATCAGTTGCTGCATAATCTATATTATCTCCATCATTTACAATTGCTGTAAAATATACACTTGTTGAACCTGGTTCAGCTTTTAATAGCATTGGCAATGATTTCCATGTACTATTATCGGTATTTCCTGCTGATGTTGCTATTGAAGCACTTCCACTATCTTGTGCAAAAACAACTTGACCATCAGTATGCTGCCAATCAACTGCACCAATAACTTTTGCAGCTTGTAAATTTGCATCTGTAATATTTGTAGCACTACCTGCAGTTCCAAAATTTGTTTGAACTTGCATAAAAATAATATCCATTGCAGCTGATTCTTGGTCTTTATCAATTACAGTTATTCCGACTAATTTTGAAACTCCCCCTCTATTAGAAACAGCATTAGGAATTTCTGTTGCATCAAAAATTGCATCATTATCATCAGTTTGTCCAGCTATTACTGTAGGGGTTACTCTTATTATGTTACCACCTGGGTATGGCATAACCTTCTCCTTGTTTATAAAATTATCATTGTCTTATGTAGATTCGGGAGCCACCCTTTATACGATAGCTCCCATAGTTCTACAAAACTATTAAACCTTATTGATTCGGTTTAAGCATTATTGTCTAGCTCAATGTACTCAACGATATAACACATTGCACCAGCTGAAAAAGCTCCGCCTGCTCCAATTGTTCTAAAATGAACATCTGTAGTGGCAGCTCTATAAGAGGCTGCAAAAGTTCCAAGTATTGCAGTACCACCCAAGGCAGCAGTAAGAACATCATCAGTTGATGAGCCTATTCCTGCAGCTACGGATGTGCCAGAGCCTTCAAGACAATCAGCATCAAGAGTTCCAGTAAACTGAGTCCCTCCTGCCGCTGTCCCTACACTAACTCCCACAGTACCACTTGCAACTGTAAGTGCTGAATGAACCACAGCTGTTAGTCTAGTAATAATAGCATTCTGAGGAACTTCAATTGCCCCAGAATCAATATTAGCAGACGAAGCTGTAAATTCAATTATCTTTGATTTTATTTTAACAACACCTGTATTTGGTGGTAAAGCTACACTATTACTATTTTGATTTAATACATCACTTCTCATCTTACACACCCTCCAAATTAATAAGTGCATGAGTTTCAGGAAGAGTTACCTCAAGACCTGCTTCTGTTAGAATCATGTCTTTTCTTAAATCTTCATCAGCTTGTTGCACATTAGTTGTGATTGAAGTATCTCTGTTAACACCGTTGCCAACAAGAGGCCTGTATGATACGTGGTCTAAATCAACCATCGCCATAAATCCAGCAGAAAAACCTCTAAATAAAGGTTCTGCTACAAGAGTTACGTCACCATGAACAGTTTGCACTTTATTAACTAAATGTCCAAAAGAACCTTGACTTGCTGGGAAATTATATCTTTGGTCACCATCAGTCATTGAACCGCTTATAAAAGCACCTGAACCTAGTTTATTAAAATGCGATATTACTGGTCTTGAAGCTAAAGCTAATTTAGCTCTACTTCCACCCCTTGCAGGGTCAAAGATAACTTCAAAATCAGATAACATATCATCATATGTCCATTGTGCAGCTTCATTAGATTTGTAGTATGGTTTGCCTTCATTATATGATAATTGACCTCCATCATTTACAATGTTAGCATAACCATTATAAATAATGCTTCCAACAATACCATCTGTGTATTGAATGCCACCTGCACTACCTCTTTGTCCAAAAAGCATAGCTCTTTCAATGTCAATTTTATGTTCTCTTAATTTAAGATTCCATATTCTTTGCCATTCATCAGCATAACCTCTGTATACTGTAGCTCTTGCTGTATTAGTCATTTCACAAGCTGTTTTAAAGATTTGAGTAAATCCATAATCATTATCAAGCTCTTGTGAAAATACATCTGGAGCACCTGAACCTTGCTCAAAAGACGTACCAATTACAGTACATTTTGAATCATCAGCTAATGCTAAGGTTGCACCTCCAATAACTGATATTGATGTTACATTACATGTTGTTTGTGTTGCAGATGATGAATTATCAACTGAATCAATACGAACATTACATGTAGTTGGTACATCATTGCCATCTACATCACCGATAGCAACAACCATTCCTGGTATTAGCCAATCAACACCATCGCCACCTGCTGTGTCAAAAACAACAGTATCTGCACTTCCAGCTGCAACTAATGTGATTCCACCTTTTAATAAAAAGCTTCTGTCAGTCATTGCAACTTTTGTTCTATCTTCCAAAAATCTGAATTGAGAATCAGATGTTGGAACTTTTCCTACTTTTGACAAATATACAAAAAATGGAGATTCTTCTGGGGATAAATCAGCGACCCTGTCGCTAAAGTCATACAGTCTACGTGTACTTAAACTAGCACTATCAACCGTACCGCTCCCAGGAGTTCCAAATTTTACTTGTCCACCTTTATAAGTAGCCATTATTTCTCCTTGTTTACTTTACTATTATTTACAATACATTGCTTCGAGCTCCTGCTTTAATAATACCGTCCCACATTTCATCTGCATCGCTTTTTCTAGTAGGTTGCTCACCATTTAAAACACCAGCTTGTTGAGGAACCGCTTGATTTTGGCGAATAGCATCAAGAGGACTTTCATTATTAGCAGTTTCAGGATTATTTACAGCACGCCACATATTTATAGCACCATCAACACCATACTCAGCAGGATTTTTTTCAGCAAATTGTATAAATGATTCAATTTCACTATCATTTAGTCCTTTTTGACTAAGTTCAGATTTTAATTGATTTACACCTACTTGCTTTTGTAATCCTTGCATTTGTTGATTTACGCCTTGATTTATAGCTTGTTGTAGTTCCTGTTGTCGAAACTGATACGATTTAGACGATGGGTCATTATAGGCTTCCCAAGGGTCGAACTCATCTTTATCTAAAGCTACTTGCTGTTCAGCTTGTGGTTGGCCACCTTGTACCATTGTTTTGATGTTTTCAACAACATCTGGTCGTGACTCCAAAAACTTACCAACTTGTTCGTATTTCTTTAGACTTTGATTTTCAGCATAGAGCTTATCCTTTTCTGATTGAAAATACTTTGCTTGTGATTGCCAATCATTAGAACCCTCTTGCTGTTGTCCACCTTCATCTTGCCCTACATTATCATTGATTTCACCTTGATTTCCAAGATTTTCATTTTCTAATGCGTTATCCATTATTCTTCTCCTTGTTGTGATTTCTCGACTTTTTCTTGAGTTTGACCACGTAAACGTAATTTCTCTGATTCGAGTTTAACCACATTGGTTAGTTTATTGACTGCATCCTTATTAGCAGTCCTTGTATTCAATTCATTTTCTTTAAGTGTACCTTTAAATTTCTCTACTTCAGTTCTTTTTCTAGCTGATATTGATTCTCTATGAGCTGTTTGTAAATCGCCAGATAAATTCTTAATTTGTTCTTGTGCAGAAGCTAATTGTTGTTGTAATTGTTGCACAGTATCCATTCTTTGTAATACACCTTCTTTATCAAATATATCAGTTTTCATTAATGCTTCTGTTCTATCAATAAGACCCATTTTAAATGCTTCCATATATATTGACCATTCGCCCCATCTATTTGATGGCATTGTTGAATTACCAATAATGTTAACATCATATTGTCCAATAGTTAAGTCGTTATGCAACTCACCAATCGCTTGTGACTTATCA